TGATAACCAAAAGCATGATTGCCTGTTCCTGAAGTGAGTGCTGCAAACACATCTTTACCAACACCTGTATTTCTTTCTGCACTACTTAAAGTTCCAGTAGAATCATCACCAATCATTATTGAGTTAGCAAAATTCGTGCCACCTTCTTTAAATGTAGGTCCACCGCTTACAGTTGCAAAAGATAGTGTTCCTGAACCGTTGGTCTGTAATACCTGACCGTTAGTGCCATCAGTTACATCAATTTCTGTGATGCCAACTGTATTAGCATCAATGCTTGCTGATAGAGCCACATTACCTGTGCCATCAAAACCAACTGCTGATGCTGTTATATCACCAGAAATGCTGAAGTCTCTGCTTGTGGCTAGGGCTGTAGCTGTGCCTGCATTGCCTGTAGCAGATGCAGCAACTACGTTTAAGGCATCAACAAAAGTTTTATCTACTCTTGTATCTATGGCTGAGTTAGCTCTGGTGTCTGTGTAATAAAGATTGCTTGAACCTTCTGAAACATCATCTGTATCTTTTGTGGCTAATCTAGTGTCGAATCTAGCGTCAGTGTAATAGAGGTTAGTACCCTCTGAAAGGTCGCTGGTTGATTTACCAGAGAAGGCAGAATTAAATCTTGCACTTGTGTAATATAAATTGCTTGAGCCTTCGCTAACTGTGTCAGTATCTCCTTGAGTGTAAGTCAGAACACCAGAGGTTGAATTGTAAGCTAGTTGAGTTGAGTTTTCTGAGATAGCAGCTCTTGCTCTGGCATCTGTGTAATATAAGTTAGTAGAGCCTTCAGCTATATCATCGCTGTCTAATACTACAGCTCCAGTTTGTGTATTAACACTGGTTACTGGTGCTGCTGATGCTGTAAAACTAATAACACCAGTTGAGCTGTTATAACTTAAATCACCAGAAGCAGAGATAGAACTTCTTGCTCTAGCTGTGGTGAAATATTCGTTAGTGCCTTCTGATAAGTCAGATGTTGATTTAGAGCTTAAATCTAAATTTGCTCCTGTTTGTAAATTAACTCTAGCATCTGCTCTAGCATCTGTGTAATAGAGATTGCTTGAACCTTCGCCAATATCATCAGTATCGTGATTTGAAACATCTGAAACTGTACCAGTAACATTACCAGTGATATTTCCTTCAATATTAGCAACCAAAGTGCCAAGTGAATTAAGTGTAATATTTCCTGTAGCACTGCCATCTGCTGTAGTCAGACCTAGTGTAAATTTGTCTGCTGACTCATCCCACATAAAGATGCCATTATCTTGATTACCCCTGTTAATCAACATACCAGAATCATTGACTGGGCTGCCTGTTAGTCCTGCATTAAGCTGAAACAGGTTATCTTCTATGTCTAAATTTGTAGTATCTAATGATGTTAGCGTTCCATTAACAGTTAAATTTCCTGCAACTGTTAAGCTATCTGCTATTTGCACATCATCTGGCAAAGTTAAAGTTACATCAGCAGATTCACTGCCTGAGCCTGTAACTGTAATCTTATTAGCAGTTCCTGTAATGGTTTGAATGTAATTGCCTGTAGTATCTGTTCCTAGAGCAACACTATCAGCTTGTACGCTACCAGCTACAACGCCTAAATTATCTACAAATGTTTTAGTAACTCTAGAATCAATGGCTGAGTTAGCCCTTGCATCTGTGTAATATAAATTAGTGTTTTCTGTTAAATCATTGGTTGTCTTGTTGCCAAAAGCAGAATCAAATCTAGCTTGTGTATAGTAAAGGTTAGAGCCTTCTGTTAAATCATCTGTGTCTTTGGTTGCAAGTCTGCTATCAAACCTAGCATCAGTGTAATAAAGGTTAGTACCTTCTGCTAAATCTCCAGTGTCTTTAGTAGCCAATCTGGTATCAAAATCAGAATTAACTCTTGCAGTTGTGTAGTAAAGATTTGATCCTTCTGCTAAATCGCCTGTATCTTTTGTGCCTAATCTAGTATCAAAGTCTGAATTAACTCTTGCAGTTGTATAGTAGAGATTGTTGACTCCTTCACTTAAAGAGTCTGTGTCTTTTGTTGCAAGCCTAGTATCAAAATCAGAATTAACCCTTGCAGTTGTATAGTAAAGATTTGAGCCTTCTGCTAAATCACCAGTGTCTTTAGTGGCTAATCTAGTATCAAACATAGATTCACCCCTAGCTGTAGTCCAATAAAGATTAGTATTCTCTGGAACAATAGAAGTATCTAATGTTGATGTTGATGATTGATTAGAACCATTGCCTATAAATATTTTGCCATCGTCTAAGTTAGGTGTTGCATTTGATCTACCAGCACCACCAGCTTTAATTGATCCAGCAGAAGCATGACTTCTTTGAACCTTACCTATGTTTTGAATTTGTGAGCTTTCGCCTGTTGGTGCTGTAGTTGTATATTCACCTGCTGTAGTTGAAACATAAAGTATTTGTCCAACAGAAACATTTGATGTGTCTAGTCCTGAGATAGTTCCAAAAGTAATAACTTCAACAGAAGCATTATCATTGGCATCAGCAGCAGCAAAACCAAAAGCAGGCATCTTAGATGCATCATCAGCTTTTGCCTGTGCAACTGTGGGGCTATTTCCAGAAACTCCAGAAATATAAACTACATCTCCTTTTGATAAAGCACCATCGGCTTTAGCTGCAAATCTAACAGCACCTTTAATATCACCAATAAATTGATCTGATGCAGTTACAGTGTTAAAAGTAACATCGCTTGTTACAGCAACAGCCTGACCAATAGCAACAACTGGTGTAGAGCTTTCGCCTGTGCCACCTGTAATGGTTACGCCTGTACCACCAGATATGCTTTCAACATAATCGCCAGTGGTATCAGTTCCAAGAGTAATAGAATTAATTTGAACAACTGTAGATATATCTACATCAGCACTACCATTAAAAGAAACTGAGCCAACAACATCTCCTGATAGAGAGATGGTTCTTGCTGTTTCTAATGTGGTAGCTGTATCAGCATTTCCTGTTAAGTCTCCAGTAACATTGCCTGTAACATTGCCAGTTACATTGCCTGTTACATCGCCTGTTAAGTTACCTGTAAGCACATTGGATGAGCTAATGCTTACGCCAAATGTGATCCAATCTGTGTCAGCAGCGTTTCTTATTTTTAATACGCTATTTGCTGTATCTACCCATAACTGATGGGCAAAAGTGGTTGAAGGCTCGGTAGCCCCTGAATTGACTGTGGCTATGGCTGCTAGAGCGTTGTTTAAATCAGCTCTAAAGTCAGCTCCACTTTGATTGGCTAGGTTGTAATCGTGTTGTGCCATTAATTTACCTCTGTCCTATTGTATATTTAATCTGGTTGAGTTGGAAACACTACATCATCAAAATTTGTAGTTGATTGATGAGAAGATGGTAGGTCTCTTAATTCCTGTCTATATGTTGCCCATTCTGCTTTTTTTGTGTCTGATAAAGGGCTGTCGTTAACTTGAGTCCAGTCTGATGCAATTAATAAGTCATTTCTTTTTTGTCTAATTAATTCTGTTATTGGCTCGGTTCTAGGAACTGCTTGATTGTTTTCAATCTTATATTCTAAACCACTATAATTTCCCTCTATGGCTGACTCTCCATCATTTAGAGAAACCTGATCAATTGTTATATCAGAGGTTGTTGTTCCAACAATTTCTCCTGTGTCTGTTTTATAAATTGTAAAGCTATTCATAAATTAACCCATATTATCCATCAGCACTGTCAAACCCAATGATGTATGATTATAGTCTCCAAAAAAATAAACCCTAAAATATACAGTGGATTGTGAGCTGGAAAGACCTGATACAGTTCCATAATAAGTGTAAGTATAAGGTCTATAAGTATTTGCACTCCATGAGAATGTTGCCCCATTTGGAACATCTGCCCATGTAGAATTATTGTAACTATACTGAACTCTTACATTGTCAACATCACCCAAAACACCATATAAAATACATATATATTGAGCATCATTTCTGACCTCAGTTATGGTGGTGTTACCTTTGACATATGGATATGCAGTTCCTGTTGCCCCTGATGCACTATAATAAAAACCCTTTTTCGTTAAGGGAACAGCACCTCCTGTTTGAGAATAAATTTTGGGCGTTGTATTTGCAAAAAATTTAACATTCAAAGTATCAACATCAATCTTAGTTCCAGATAAGTTAGTAATTCTTGCATTATCAATAAAGACTGATCCACCACTAACAATAAAAGGAGATACACTTGATCCTGCATCATTATCAATTTTAAATGTATCAGCTAAAAAAGAAACAATACTTGTTGCACCTGTTCCAGAAGATGCATTGCTACCAAGAACCATCTGAGCTACTTTGCCATTAGCATTAAGCTTTAATACATAACCAGCAGAAGCATTGCCATCTAATGTTGATATGGCTGTAGCGTTGGTTGTGATAGAAGATGTGTTGCCACCCACTGTAGAAGTTAGTGATGTTATATCAGCAGCTAAGGCACTATCTGCATTTGCTCTAGTTGTTTGTTCTGTGCTTATTGCTGATGTGTTGCTATTAACTGTGGAAGTTAAGCTTGAAATAGCACTTGCATTAGCTGAGGTATCAGTTGTTAAAGTAACAATATCTCCCTGAGCTGTAGCAATGTTAGTGCTATTTGTAGAAACAGTTGAGCTTAGTGAGTTATACAAAGTAACCAAAGAAGAATCTCTGGCTTTTACCCAACCATTGTTAGATGCATTTCTTACATAAATCTGATTGTTGTCATCGGTATCTGCCCATAAATCTTGAGCTTGTAATGCATTACCATCATCCCTTGTTGATGGTGCTGATGTTGATTTTATTAATTGTGTTGAACCAGCTCCACCTGCATCAATAGCAGCAACTAAATCTGCTGCTGCTTTAGATAAAGTAATAGCATCATCTTTAACATCAGCAGTATCTACAGGTGCTGTGGCAACGCTAAAAGTTAATGTGGCTGGTGATGATTCAACGCCAAGAGTATTGATTGAGCTAACACTAGCAACATAATTAGAACCAACTGGTAAAAAGTTAAGATCACAGAACTCAGTGTCAACAATTTTATTTGTAAGTTCGTTGCTTGAGCTATCTACTACGTTTACTCTATATTGATGATCTGGAAAGTCTGTTGGTTCGTTCCAAGATAGAAAGGGTCTATCTGTTGAGCTAGAACTGCTATCAGTAAAAGATAATCCTGTTGGTGCTTTTACAGCAAAAGCTGAAGGCAAATTAGATAGCTCTTCTACTGGTTCTTGTGGTGGTACTTCCCATGTATAAACATCAAAATATTCTATTAGACTAACTGCAACTAAACCATTTGACTCAAGCTCTAAGGCTTCCACTCTGCATACCTTTCCATTAAAACCCAATCCTGCATAAGTAAGATCAACGATGTCTCCCACGTTGAGCTTATACATCTCAGGAGTACCCATGAACTGCATTGTGGTCTGATTCCTACTTCTGGTTAAAATAGCCTTTGCCATGTTGTAGGCAATGTAAGGATCAGAGACATAAGGAAACTCTGCTTTTACCTCTAAGACTTCACCACCATCATCAGAAGTGTAGTTGGGCGATGCATCATGTAAAACTGTGGCTGTGTCTAGCTCATACTTTTTATTAGCGTTAAAGAATTCAACAATAACCTTATTTGCTTTTTTATCTTTATTACCATAATCAACACCTATACCAGATTCAGCAATTATATGATTTTCATTAATGCTAAATGTTGATGAGCCTGTATCTTCAATTGAAAGCTCGTATTTACCATCTATGTAAAGAAAGATACCTCGCATATTAGCAAGCAACTCTTTAGCATTATCCATAACATTCTTATTAGCGTCTAAGTAACCATTACAATGAAATCTTTTAACCTTTAGTAAAGACGTGCCACTTTGAGATGAGTAAGTAGAGCCAAGAGTATTATTAAAATAAACAGAGTATGCTTCATTAGAATCATAGAATTGTGTTCTTTGTATATCTTTTATTTCTTCGCCATCTAAAACAAGATTGCCAGAACCATCTTCTAGGTCTATTACCTCACCAATTTTATTTTGCCACCAAATAGAATTTGCACCAGTTCCAGTTATGTTAATAAAATCATCTCCAGATGTTCCTTCCCATGTAACACTTTGGGCTGAACCATTAAAATAAGGCTGATCAACCAGAGTGTCACAGACATTAGCAGCAGAGCTGAAAGTAGACATATTAATTTGAGACTCTGTTAAACCTTTTCCATATTCATCATTGGTTATGTAATCAAGAAAACATAAAGCTGGATTGTCTGAGTGCTCATAAGTAGACACAGTTCCAAATGTTTGATTTGTGTCTCTTGGATCAAAAACCTTCTTTCCTCTAACTTGTACTGTAAGCTGTGGCACTCCTCGCCACATTCCCTCTTTATCATAGCCATAATGAGCTGCTATATAACAAATCCCATCTAGCCTGTGTGATGAAGTCCAATTTGACATAGATGCAACTAGCATGGGGTCTGCTGTTTGCGATGCAGCTCCATGATGTAAATTCATAACATATCTATATTTAGCAGCAGGATTAGTTCCAAAAGTACCACCAGCAAGATTTAAACTATCTGTTCCGTTTTGTGAAACTGTATTTAATGATCCTGAGCCAGAAGATATTTTATCTGAGCCAATATAACCACCATCTCTGAATCTTGCAGAATCAGTTAATGGGTTGCCATCTAGCTCAATTGTTCTGCCTAAAATCTCATCGCACTCTCCAACTGACAAAGCATAGACCACATACATATCTCTAGAATCGTTGTCATTAACATCCATGTAAATGATTTGTGCTCCAACCCTTCTTGTTCCATAGATAACTGGCAGTTTGCCACCCATAGAAGTTTTGTTTGCTAATATGTCTTGACCTTTGGCAAGCATTGCCCTAGCCTGCATAAACCCTTTAACACCTACAACTAAAGTTGCTGCTGTTAGAGCAACTTGTATTTGTGTTATTAATTTTGCTTCGGCAAATAAAGCAAAAGCAGCTTTAAAAAATTCACCAACAGCAGCAAAAAATTTCATTACATACCCCACCTAACATCTTCTTTTACTTGACCAGCAAACTCCATTCCCTTATCACCAGAGCTAAAAGATTGCTGAGATTCATCAGAATAATGCCTGCCTTTGGTTAAATTCCAATTTGCCCAATGACTAGCAACAGTCATAGATAAAATTGAGCTATCTATATTTTCATTTATAGATACGTTTCTTATTTGTCCAGTAAAAAAATTAATTGCACCAACGATGCTTTCGTTTACATCAAAATAAGCCAAATAAACTTCAACTGTTTTATCTGTAAATGCTCCACTCTGCACCAACGATCTAACTTGATCTGTAATATTAGAAAATCCTAAGTTAATTTCATTAACTTGTAATTGACCTGTTTCAGTTGTTGCATCAACTGTAAGAAAAGAACCACCAGCTTCATAGTTGTTAGAATCATAAGTAACATCAGAATACCAATCGGTGAGTCTAATGGTAGATGATAGATTTAACTCAACTAAAAAAGCTGTTTTAGTGGCTGTGGATGATACTTGTGTTTGTAAAGCAGCAGATAGACTTCTAGGCATTAGGTAATAACCTCTCTAACGTCAAATGAAATGCTGTAAAAACCACTAGCATCAGTTGAATACATGATTTCATTGTTTTCAAGATATACAGTAAAGCTAGGTTTATTTACAGTAACAGCTTCATTGTCTGCAAGAGATGCTATTAAATTTGGAGATATGGTTACTGTGGCTGCTCCACCTGATGCATCAGCATCTTCAGATACCATGTACACCTTAGAATGATTGGCAAACTTAATATAATCTCCAGCCTTTAATGCTCCTGTGGTTTGTGAGAAACCATCCATTGCTATAGTGTTATCGCCAGAGGTATGAGCCCCATTAACAACTATATCTGTTTCTGATTTGCTTGCACCCAAATTGTCTAATGGTGCTTGGATAGTAAAGTCCTCAAAAGAACCTTTTTGCTTTTGTAAAAAAGCAAATATCTCTTGAGACTTTTCTTGTTGTAATGGTGGCATTGCCACTGTAAAAGAAAAATACTGAGCTCCTATTTGTCTTACTTGTTTTTTACCAGATAATGTCTGGTTCAAAAGCGTTGGTCTGTTATCTTTAAAATTTAAAGTTCTAAAGTTGGGGTCTGTTGGAAATTGACCAGACATTTATACAACCCCCATTTTGCCTTGATTATTCATGGCATTGTTTATGATTGATGTTATCAACCCTTTTCTTGATGCTAGTAACTGATCAAAGCCAGCAGCATCTACTGTTGATATATTGAAGTTCACTGTAGTTCCCATACCTTGTCCTTTTGTATGGTCAACAACAGTTTCATTTGGATGTAATATAGCTGGGAATCCACCTTTACCATCTACACCACCAGCTCTAGCACCCATACCTGTATAGCCACCACCATCTGCTGAAAATAATGTATCTCCATCTGTGAGTTGATCGTATTCTAGTCCTGATTTAAACGAGCCAAAAGCATTTAAAAGATTTTTTATAACTAATTGTTGAACAGCAACTCTTAATAATTCAGTTACAACCACATCAGCAAAATTTTTGAATGATAACTTTCCATTTTTTAAGCCAGTTACTATTGCATCTTCAAATGATTTCATAGATTTAACACCTATTTGCTGAATTGTTTTTCCAACATCTTCAATTTGTGAAATATATAAATCCATTGGACTTTGTATGTTTGTTAAAGTATTTTCAGATTGTCCAAAAGATTCATTAAGAGTGTTGTTTGTATCAATTAAATCATCTGCTGTTATTTTCATGTTTCGCAAACTATCAGCAGCTTGTTTGGTTTTATTTAAAAATTCTTTGCTAACTACATTTCTTTCGGCTTTTGCTAAATCTAATTCTGCACTTTTTACTCTTAACATTACATCTGCAATAGTTCCAAAAGTATTACCAAGAGCAGGAGTTGACTTAAGAAGATCGGCTATAAAGTTTCCATAACTAATTTGAGCCTTTGGCAATAATTGTTCTAAATTTGCTACAAAATCTGCAAAAGCAAATTGAAGTTGCCCCACTGCTTCTATTCCACTAGCACTGGCATCAATAATTGAATTTGCAATACTCATTCCTAGCTGATCCATTCCACCAGCACCATCAATCATAGATTGTATAGTTTTAGCAATTGTTTTTTGCATTTCTTCAAAAACTGGCAAAAATGCAGTTGTAATGTTGTTCACAAAAGAACCAAGTTGCATTTTAATAACGCCAACAGCATCATTAAATTCTTCTGTTCTTCTTATAACCCTCTCACTTAAAACAATGCCTAAATCTTTAGCTCTTTGAATAAATTTCTTCATTCCACTTTCAGATAAATCATTTATAGCACCTGTTAAAATAACACCCTGTCTACCAAACAAATTAGCTAAAGCTGTGGCTCTTGCTGTTTGATCGCCAAGTTTTGTTATTCCTACAGCAGTATCATTTAAAATGTCATCAAAAGATCGCATTGATCCGTCTGAATTTTTTAGACTTACATTTAAATCTTTAAATATATCTGATTGAGTTTTAACTCCTCGCTGTGCATCGCCAACACTTCTAGCAAACTTAATTAAAGCTGTGTTTGCACCCTCAATAGTTGTGCCAGACTCTCTAGCAGCTAAATGAAAAGCTTGTAGAGTATCGGTTGCTATGCCTGTTTGTGTTGATGTTTTTCCAATTGCATCAACAGCTTGAAACGATTTATCGACAAGCAATGCTAATGCTGTTGCTGTAGCACCAGCAGCCAAACCAACGCCTGCCACTCCTTTAGCAGCACCAGCAGCAGCTCCACCAACAGTTTTAAGACCTTTGGTAACTTTATCAAAAGCTGCTTTGGTCTTATCTATCGCTGTTAGCTCAAACTTTACTTTTTTATTTGCCATTGTTTCGTTTCTCTTCAGCTATTTCTAGGTAAGCTATCCACCCTTGATATTCGTGGATAGTAATTTCTTGGATTTCCTGTAAAGTTTTTCCAAGTTTTTCAGCCAGTGCATATTGCACATATAAATTACTATCCTCTATTAGTTTTTTTTAACTTCCTCAATAGGCTCTTGCCCCATGATCTGTTGAGCTATATTAACTAATACTTCTCTATCAACTTTGTTTAATAGGCTATTTTTATCACTTAGATCAAATAACTTATCTCCGTTTTCATCTAGTGCCTTATAAATAAGGACATAAGCCATCATCGTTAGATCATCCTCTTTGC